AGAGTACTATGGTAAATCAGCAGAGACATCATTACCCACTGGTGGTAGTACAATAAACGGACAGGTACAACTAAAACAAATAACAGCATCAGATTATATATCTTCTGGAGGCACACTAAGAATAAAAACAAATATGTGGGTATGGTCAGATAACACATCAGTAGCTGCTCTTATAATAGATATATCATGCACAGTTATAAATGATGGTAAAATTATTGGTAAAGGTGGTAATGGTGCAAGTTATTCACAAAATCAAGCTGCTGGTGTTGGTGGTCCAGCAATTAACGTAACTGCTTCAGGTGTGTCTATCACAAACAGTTCTGGTGCTTACATCGCAGGAGGCGGTGGTGGTGGTGGTGGTAGATGGGATGGTGGTAATGCTTCAGATAGTAACGCTGGCGGTGGAGGCGGTGCTGGTGGTGGAAACGGTGGTAACGCTAGAAGCAATGGTTTTATAGGTGGTACTGGTGGCGCTCTAAATGCTAAAGGCGGTAATGAGTATCGTGTGTATGGAAACACGGTTACTTACTCTAACAGTGGCGGTGGTGCTGGTGGTGCTGGTGGCGACTTTGGTTACGGTGGTGGAGGTGGAGGTCGTCAATTACCAGGAGTAGGTGGAACACTGGGAGGTGTCTATGCATCACAATCTGTTCTATCTGGTGGTTTTGAAATGTGTGAAGGTGGATCTGGTGGTGGTGTAGGTCATGGACCTAACCCTACAGGTTACGCATACTCTGATTTAGCTGCTGGTGGAGGTGGCTGGGGTGCTGCTGGAGGTAACGGCACAATGACAAATGGCGCAGCAGGAGGGGCAGCAATAACAGGAACATCAAGATCACTAAGTAATAGTGGCACAATATACGGATCAACATAATGAGTAAATACATTTATACTGGCAAGGCATATGAAACCAAAGATGAACTTGATGCTGCAGTAACAGCTATAAAAGATACGTTAGATAATAAACCAACAACTTGGTGTGTTGTTAAACCTATGATAAATCCTCAAACAATAGAAACACAGGATGGAGATGTGATTGGTTACGACTCAGGTGACCCTTTAACTGATGAAGAAATAAATGCATTAAGTGATGCTGATAAAATCTACAATGTGTATTCAGTCAACGCTGGGGATAATTTTACAGAAGTTTCAGAAGCTGCTGTTATTGGAAAGATAAGAGCAATGCGAAAAGAATACGCTAATTGGTTACGTGTACATATATATCACGACACTGTAACTGACGCTAATATGAACGTATCAAGCGAGGATATGACGATCTATGTCTAACATCACACCAGAAGAATTAGAAGCTATGCTAGATCGTGCAGCAAAGCGTGGTGCTAAGATGGCGTTGCGTGAAGTAGGACTACATGATGACGATGCTCGTAAAGACATAACAGAAATGCGTAATTTACTAGAAGCATGGCGTGACACACGTAAAGGTGTATGGTCAACTATGGTTAAGATGTCAACAGTAGCAGTAATAACATTCATTGCCGCATCACTTTGGATGCAAATAGGGAAATAAGATATGGCTAATAAATTCGCAGGATTCACTAATGAGTCAATGGAAAAGAAGATACTCCCATCACTGGGCTACACAGGGGCAATGGATAGAGATTCCATAAATAAGTTTCTTGCAGCTAGTCCTGCAGCAGCAGCACAAATGGGTAAGTACACTATGGCAGCTAGGCAGATGGTTGAGGGTAAGCGTCTTAATAAATTTTTAGGTGGTCCTGCTTTTGGTTCACAGGAGTATAAAGACCTGACAGCAAAGACACATGCTGCTGCACTACAAAGACAGGCAGATAAAAAAACTATGGAATCGGGTGATGTAGGGCAAAGGATGGCTGTTTTACAAAGACAACAGAACGCTCCAAGCCCTGATCCATTAGCAACACAATACTCACAGAACGATGTTATTAGAGGAGTTAACTCAGGCGGTTCAGGTAGTAGTGCAGCATCAGCATCACAACCAGTAGCAATGCCTAGTACACCTAACGTTTCTGGGGGTAGTGCTACTACTAATACAACAGGTGCTGATCAGGCTACTAGTCAACAAGGCTCGTTTCAAACAACAGGCGCTATGGGTATGCCAAGTGGCGGTAACATGACTGCTCAAATAGCAGCAGACCCTACTGCTCCTACAACTGTAGCTGCTGTACAATCTAATAATAACCCAGCAGCTAATATAGCTGAGAACACTGGACAGGCAGGAACAGCTACACAAGCTGGTGTAACTACAGCAGGAACAGCAGCACAGGCAGCAGCACCTACAACAACACCTGCTGCTCAAATGACAGCAGCCCAATCACAAGGTGCTGTAGGTCAGGCTTTGCAGGGTATGGCTGGCGAACAAGGACAAGTAAGCCCAGAGTCATTAATGAATGCGGCACAAATGGACCCTAATTCTGCTGCATCTCTACAACTACAAGCAGCACAGCTAGGACAAGCACAAACAGTGCAAGCACCTACACCTTTACAGGTTACACAAGATCAACTCATAGATGGCTCTTCTGTAAAGCAAGGACAGGTAGATGCTACCCTAGCAAAAGCTGAAGCTGCTCTTGTACAGGATGAGATGGCTGATTTGATGCAAGACTTTCAGGGTGGTAACACACCTGTATGGGCAGCAGGGGCCATGAGAGCAGCCAACGCAGCAATGGCTGCACGTGGATTGTCTTCCTCTAGTATGGCAGGTATGGCTATTGTACAGGCAAGCATGGAAGCAGCACTACCTATTGCACAGATGGATGCATCTAACAAGCAGCAAATGGCAATGATGAAAGCAGAGCAACGTGCCAAGTTTATGGGCATGGAGTTTGACCAGAACTTCCAAACTAAAGTTAAGAATGCTGCACGTATATCTGAGATAGCTAACATAAACTTTAGTGCAGAACAAACTATAGCCTTAGAGAACGCTCGTATGGCTCAGACAGTAGACCTAGCTAACCTGTCGAACAGACAAGCAAAGGTTATGGCTGATGCAGCCACCATGACGCAGATAGATATGGCTAACTTAGATAACAGACAGCAAGCAGCAGTACAGAATGCACAGGCTTTCTTGCAGATGGACATGGCAAACTTAGATAATACACAACAGATGACTATGTTTAAGGCACAGGAAACTACAAACTCCATACTTAGTGACACTGCTGCCCTGAATGCATCAAGACAATTTAATGCCTCTTCTCAAAACCAAACAGATCAGTTCTTTGCGTCACTTGGATCACAGGTATCACAGTTTAATGCAGAACAAAACAACGCTATAAAACGTTTCAATGCAGGTGAAACAAATGCACTAGCTCAGTTTAATACAGCACAGAACAATGCACGTGAACAGTTCAACGCACAGAACCATCTTGTAATTGCACAGGCTAATGCTCAGTGGGCGCAGAACATTACCACAGCAGAGAATGCAGCAGTCAATCAAGCTAATCGTGACGCAGCTATAGCAGCCAATAACTTAACCATGACAGGCTACAACAATGCTATACAACGTGAGCGTGACATACTAGCATGGGCATGGGAAGCAGGACAGAATCAGAAAGACAGAGACAAAGCTATTGCTGTAGCAACTATTGAAGCTACTGATGGTGAGTCTTCAGGTAACTTGATAGCAGATTCAGCAGGTAACTTATTATCAAAGATAGTAAACTCAGCTATTGATTCTTTTGTACCAGACATTGTAGACGCAATAAACCCATTTAACTAAGAGAGATTTATAATGGCGTATAATCCTAATTCATATTTTAATTATGAGGCTGGACGTGGGAGTATATATAGCTCTCCACCAAAGAGTAAACCTAAGAATGCTAACCAACAAGCTGCTAAATCAATGGGGTCTGCAGGTATAGGTGGCCTTGGTGGTAAGCCTACTACAACTGCTGCACAAAAGATTCAAGATAATTTTAGAGAACAGACACAGAAAGATAGTGGTAGTACCTATGATGAAATAGCTTTACCTACTGAAGCAGAAGTAGATAAAGGAATTAAAAAAGGACTAGGATCTCCCGACAAATCAGATGATGACAATAAAGATCAGACACCTTTAAGTAGAATAAAAAGTACCTTTGATAGTGTATCAGAAATGATGGGTCTAGGCAAACCTGAGAAACCAAAAAGAGCAGCATACACACCAGAGAAAATCTATAGTACTGCTGCGTTTAGAGCTAGGTCTAATGACCCTATTGATCTGGACGCACAGAACAGAAGGATAAATGCTGCAGTAGACTTTGGAAACAGAGCGCCTATGGCATACTTACCTGCTGGTGGTACTTACGATGAGATAACAAAACAAAGGGGCGCTGATGAGCGTAGTCAACAGAAAATGGCAGAATCTATCAACGCTACAATAGAACAACTCTACGCTGCTAATGATCCTGCAAGACAGTTCTATCAGTCTGGCGTACCTATGGAGCAGAGACTGTTTGCACCAGAGCTAGGGTATGATGAAATAGCTTTACCCTCTGAGGCAACAGTAGACAAAAAG